TGTTGACTGCTTCGGGGCATTTGATCAGCAGGTCATAGTGTGCACCAATGTGTATAAGTTGTGCACAAAATTCTGGATCATATAACTTGTCCCAGGCTGGCTCCTGAGCCATTAACTCTACTAGATGCTGTTCATTCTTTATGTGCGTATACAATGACACATTAAGGAAATCAAGTTTTGTGTAGCCAAGATCTTCTGCAGTCTTGTAGTCTATGCTGGCAATGCCCAAGAACGGATCTACAGGAATATCTGTGGCATATACTCCTGTATTGTGACGCACTAGTTTTTCGTCACGTGAAATGCTGGCCGGAGTTAAATTTAACACCTTTAGTGCCAGATCTCTATTGCCAAAATCTATATCAATGTCCGACTGAAACTTCATAGTTGGGCCTTTGACAGTATGTGCTTGATCCATTCTGTGTCTGCCAGGTAGTCTTTGAATTTTTGTTGCCAGTGTTCAGGATCAATCCAAGGCAACACTAACCCAACTTGATCTTCCATAAGTGTTTCCAAAAATCCAATGCCACTAGCACAGTTGTATACAATCCAAGGACTAACACGACCGGTACAAATGTGATGACAGATGCGATTACTATTAGCATATCGAAAGTAGTCCGCAAAACCGTTTTTAAGATCTGTATGTTCATCTGCATATTCCTGCATTTCTTTTAATCCACGCTCTAGTGCATCCTGCACAGCTTCTCTACGTAGATAGTCGTGCAACCATTCTTCGTATAAACTGTCTCGGCACCAGAAGTCTAATTTCTTGTTGTTTTTTAATAGCCAGTCTGTAAAACTAACAGTATTGATAGCCCGTATATTAACCAAATATCTGCCGTACTTGACAAAAGCATTATAATAAGGACTAGTGACAAAATCTTCATATGTTTTTAGCCGTGCGCTACCTTGTGTTGTTTCATAAAATCTTATGTATGCTCGAAATCCCAGTTGTACTCCAGTTTCCCGTTCCTGTTGCCATCGGCGTTTGGATTCACAAAGATGTACCGCGAGTGTAGATTCTTTGCGAAAGTCTTTGGCACAGTAGCGACATTTATAGGTATTCTTTGATTCTTGTGTCATCCCAACCATGGTTTCTTGCCAGCTCTCTAAGATCGCTTTTATCATTTAATTGTGCCATTAATTCTATTTCGTCTGCCTTGGCAGTGGGATAAATTTCCCTTAGCAATTTTTCACTTTTGTTATTACTGCTATCACGGCGTTTACCTGCCAACCAGGTGTGTCGTTGTGTGCCCATGCCGGGACTGATAGTGGTAGCCAGTAACCATAACAGTTTTTTATGTTGTGCAGCACTGATATCAAAATAGTGTTTGTTTAATCTTTCGTTGGCACTCATCAAGTAATAGGCCTGTACATCTGCAGTACCTTCCACAGTGGCACCCCAACGTATAAACTGAAATGGAGTAAAGTCTTTCTTTTCTTTTTCATCCATACTGTCATAGTAGTCTCTAGTTTTGAGATCTAGTGCTCGTAGTTCATTGCCGATATACAGTTTACTGCTGTAGTCAACGGGTTTTTTAGCAGCGGGTTTTTTAGTTGCCATTGTCTTTGATTAAATTATAATACACTATAACACGATCCAATTGATCTTGCAAGCTGGGATTTGTCCTGGCCAGTCTACGGATTTGACCCCATAGTTGATCCTCTTTTAGCTGACTTTGTAGCGAATTGCGATCGTCGTTTATCAGTGTTCGTGTCATGCTGCCTACTTCTCTTTCATACACTGTCCATCCGCCATCGGGTGATTCGTATATCTTGGCTGCCATTACCACACCTTGCTGTAATCTACAACCTCACTTTGGCGTGAGATGTCTTTGATAAAATACGCACACATACTTTCAGGATCCTTGGTCAAGGGAACTGCCAGCATCTGGCCAGGTTTCAACTTGGGAAAATACCATTTGACGTCTTGATAGATATCCACAATTTCCACAGGATTGAATTCAGGTCTAAAGCTGGTCAAAGGATTGAAGCAAAACACACTGAATCCACGATCATTGATGCTGGTCAAGGGCACTACTTCTAGGTCGCCGAAGTCAGGTTCACCAATCAAGATTTGCCAATCCACCGGCATGCGTATCACGTTGTCGCCGATCTTTAGTACCAAGGCCGGACTATTGAAGCTTTCCAAGAATATCAAAGGAATGTAAAAATAGTCAGGATCTTTGGGGTCGCTATTGTCCAACACACAAAAACGAATTTCGTCTATTTCGTTGGGTATCTCATTCATCTCATAGGATGTATTGTCCAAGGTTAAAATTCTCATGTGTTCCTTATAATTCCCATTTCAACCGAAACATGGTCAGTTCTTGATCCGCAAATGCAAATCTATCCACGCTAACCTGTTTACCACATTCATGCTCTCGGCACCATTTGATTATGGATTTCATTTCGTCTCTTTCGTAATCGACTTTGACAACAAATATGCCCTTGGAGTTTTGATATTGCTCAATGATTTTCATTGCCAATCTGCTTTCTCTACCGTAAACGGATATTGTGCTTCTTTGTAGAAGGCTTTTCTTTTGGTCAGGTGTCTTTTCGCAAATTTGCAAGTACTCGTGATATCCCAGATTTGTACAAAGTCCTTGTCCTCTGCTTTCCTAATACCTCGCCCAATTGACTGTATAACTCGGACAAAGCTCTTTCCGGGTTCCACAAGAACCAAATTAAAAATACGTGGAATATTAATACCCACAGCGGCCACACCATAAGTCGCCACAATAATCTTATCACTTGATACTGCCACCGCGTCATATTCTTCCTTTCTGTCTTTGGCTTTGGTTGATCCCGACACAAATACTGCACGATCGCCCAGGCGCTCTACCAATAACTTACCAGTGGCAATACGATCAACCAAGACCAAAGTATTGCCAGTTTCATTTACTCTTGTGATCAGGCTGCTCATGTAGTCTAACCTGCCGTCAGTTTCTAACAGATACTTCAACTCTGTTTGATAGTCCTTGTATTCCACAAAGTCTACTAATTGTACTATATTGACGTGACAGTTAGCAAGATGTCCGGCTTCTTGCAGATCACTGGCACTTAAACTTCCCACCACTGGACCTAGACTGCAAAATATGCTAACCCGTGCATAGTCTTCTTTGGGAATTGTGCCAGTCAGTCCCCACCGAATTGGCACGTGAGCAAATACTCCAGTCAACAGACTTTTGAGTGCATCTGCCTTGGCCATGTGTACCTCATCCACCATAATGCATACCACACCCTCAATAAAGTCACCAATTTCAACTTCGGCTTCTCCTGATTTTGTGTTTTTCAGCATGTTGTTGAGACTCTGCCAGGTACAAATAGTATGTGTGCGATTGTACTCTTTGCGATCGCCAAAGTAAACACCTACATCTAGTCCTAGATTGACATAATCATCTTCGGTCTGAGTTACCAGGCTTTTGTTGGGCACAATGATAATGCTTCGCCCATATGGTTCTACACTCTTGCTCAATGCAGCTGTCATGATAGTCTTGCCAGCACCGGTTGCTATTTCTTGTAGACTTTGCGGATTACTAAAAAAGTTGTTGAGAATAGGAACTTGGTAATCTCTTAGCAGTATTGGCTCACCGGCTCGTGGATGACCCACTGGCCATTGATGATCAGCAAACATGTCTTCGGTGGCTTGTGCAAATTCAAAACGGGTACTATATTCACGTTGGTCAACCAGCTCAACATCGTAGCCTTCGCTATCCAGGAATGGTATGATCTCAGGCAATAAATTGATATATGTAGTGCCACCCAAGTTAAAAAATGGAACCTTGCCGTCCCAGCGTCCTAGACGCACACTGGGCTGATATCGTGCCCCGGGAATCTCGTATTTGAATTTGTCCACTAGTTTCTTACGGGTGGTTAATTCCAGTCCTTCCAGTTTGACATTTACTTCATCGCGGATAATGATTTTAGCTTGCAATGCTTTTTACCTTTGTTACTTGTTTTGTATTATATACTTCCGCAGCACAGTATACAACCTTTTCGGCACGTTGAATCATTATTTGTTTATCGCCGCCAAATATCATGCCAGCACTACTTACCAACAAGGGAATTGATTGCAGGCTTCGATTGGGTTTATTGGTATAGATGAATCGATCAGCTGCCGAGTCCACTCGAGATTCGACAGCAGTTTTTAATTGCTGGTTACCTGATGATTCGTATACCACAACAGGCCAACGATCAACAAGGCCAGCATATTCAAATACCTGATCTAGATCTGATTCAAATGTGGGCGATTCGGGATCAATTTTGATTTCTCGACAGCTCAAGAGATTGTATATTTGTGCACCGTAGGTTTCTGTAACTGCTGATTCAATTTCTGCAGATAATGTGTAGCCCAATACTGCACTTTGATCTACCAGTCGCAATAGATTGTCCAGGTCAAACCCACCCAAGTTGGTTTCAACGTAGTCAATCAATGATTGTTGGGCATTTTGAATTACCAGTTGATTGTTGTTGATTGATAATTCAACTGCATAATCAGATTGTTCAACTTGTTTGATAGCATCAAACAATTGTGTGACCTCCTCAGCAATTTCAAAACCCTGGAATGAGGCCCAAGTGTGCATCCAGCTGAGATTGTATTCAGTCAACGCAATTTGCCAGACCTTTTGAGGTTTGATCCATGCTATTGATCCTTGACTGTCTTTGGAGAATTTTCTTATGTATTCTATCAATTGATTCTCGTAAGGGAAACGCAGGCACAGTTGATCGTCATTGATGTAAAGGCGTCGGCTATAGTCCATTTTTCGCAAAGGATGGCGCCAATTGGGAGTCTCGGCAGGA